AGGCAATTATATTTATATTTAACTTTACAGATGAGATAAGTTGGATACAGTACGAGGAAGAATTATTTAACACTTTTGAGAAGAAACCATTCTCAAGAGCAAAGATAGAGGAAGATGAAAAAGATTACTTCTATATTCCAGTGGAATATTTACAAACGATCAAAAAAAAACCATCAAAATGTCTATTAAAGATGAAACAATAGATTATATTTAGATTTTTACAAATATAATCCATATACAGGGCTTGGATTTCTGATGTAAATAATCTAAATAGGTTATATGATGGAATAATTTTAAAATTATTACAATTAGAAATCAAAATATAATCAAAAAGTCAATCAAAATATATCTAATTAGATTATTTACTGTAATAATCTAATTTTTACACTCAGATTATACCGATTGTAATCAAAATGTAATCTAACTTTTACACTATTCTTATATATATGTAAAAATAAGCTACTTTAGTTAATAAATATAATAAAATATAAAAATATATTTAGTAATACTATAGATGTCCCAATTATCACAAGTGAAACGAGATAACAATCCTGACAAGGTGTACTACGATATTAATATTGCTAATGTACTATCTCAGACAAGTCAGCCACCAATTGTATCTTTTAGAGAACAACGTCAGAACGCATTTGTTAATAATTCAGGAGATTATTATTTAAGCATTATTAGATTTCAAGTTGACACCAACGCCTTACCTTTATTTATTCCAGAAATACAGCCTAACCAGAGCAACATTAATTTAACTGTTTATTCAGTTACTCTCAGTTATTTAGGAACTGATTTTCAAGTTAGCATTATATGGAATCCTCAAAATGCTTTTGCTGAACTTCCATCTGCTCCTAATCAAACTTATAATAAATTACAAGATAACTCCACTGGATACTATTACGCATTTAATTATACTTACGTGATACAATTAGTACAGGCTGCTTTAGATCAAGCTCATTCTCTTTTAGTCGCAGCTTTTCCTGCTGTTGCTGCTTCTCACGCTCCAGTTATTATTTGGAATACGGATAGCAATACTGCTGGAATATACGCCGAGAGTGCTTTCTACGACAATTATCCTGCTGGAATTGTAGTCAATCCAATTACTATTTATTTCAATTCTCCTTTAGCAAATTTAATGCCTTCTTTTGTTGCTATTAATTACGGAACTGTAGGAGTTACCAATGGTAAGAACTTTGGTTTAGCTATCGCCAATTTTAACGGCTCTCAAACTATTTATCTTCCTACTTCTGCTCCTGTTGCCTCTCAATATGTAGCAACAACTGTCTTTCAAGAATATAGTACTGTAGCTAGTTGGACACCTATTTCTTCTATCGTATTCACATCTGCTACTTTACCAATTGTACCAAATCAGCTCTCAGCTCCTCTTATCTTTGCTGATGGAGGAATTGTTTACGCTGGTGATGGTAACAACGCAAATTTTGCTCAAGTTATTAGTGATTTCGTAGCTGATAATGGTGTATACAAACCAAGTCTTCTGTACACTCCTACTCAATTAAGATTAATTGATTTGTTCGGCAATCAACCTATCAGTCAGATAGATATTAGCGTGTTTTGGAAATCCAAATTAGGAGAATTCTTTCCTCTTCAACTTAATAGTGGTGGAGCTTGTAGCATTAAAATCCTGTTTACCAGAAAAGGTTCTATTTCTCATTAAATTAGCTTTTAGGAAAAGCTAAGGCAAAAGTTAAAGAAATTATAATTAAATATAAATTCTAATTTTTTTTTATATTTACTTATTTATATAATGTCTTCAGATTTCAGAACCGTTCTTATCCGAGATAGCCGACTAGGCATTACCGATGAACTTTCGTACGCAGTCCAATCTGGAGGTTCTAATGTTACCTACCAGCAATACCAAGCGATCACAGCGACCGCTAGTAATATGGTTTTCAATTGTCAAATTCCTTCTGAAAGTATTGTAATTAGTCGTGAGATTTTACTTCAATCTGAACTATCTTTGTCCTTTGCTATTTCAGCTGTAACCGCAGGTCAATCTGCTTTTGACTACGGCAGTACTGATGCTTTCCAAGCCTTTCCTTTAGCAAAGTTGATGACTACTTTGACAGCCACTATTAACAACTGTAACGTGTCAGTCAATTTACAAGATGTGATTGATCCTTTGCTACGTCTTAACGACAGCAGAGAGCTTTACAGATTTAACGGAATGACACCAACTTACCCAGATTGTAGCTATTTAGAATATGCTGACGGCGTTGGTGCTAACAACAATCCTTTAGGAAACTACTCAGACCAATCTTACGACGTAGATCAAGCTCCTCGTGGTGCTTTCCCTGCTACGGTTCGTCTTTACAGATACACTACGGCTGGTGGTGCTAACTACGTAGATCAATCTTCCATTGCTACTGGTGCTGCTGGTGAGAGATGGGTTGTTTGCGTGTCTGCTCTCCTTACTGAGCCTTTGTTCTTATCTCCTATCATCTTTGGTGATCCTTGCTACAATATGAACGGATTTTCAGGAATTAATACAATGAATTTTGTTGCTAACATTGATACCACCTGTAAACGAGCTTTCTCCACTGCTAATAACTGGACTGTTGTTCCTTCTCTTGGATGCCCTGCTATTACTGGTGCTGTTCCTGCTGCCGCAGTTCAACCTTTCGTTGGTACTCGTCTTCTTTTTAATTTCTTGTCTACTCAACCCTCAGATTTAATTCCTGTACGTAACGTTTTACCGTATAACGAATTTCCTAGATATTTGAGTTTGTCTACCAACAATCCTGCTCTTGTTCCAAATGCTGTTGCTACTATTTCATCTCAAAATATCCAGCTAAATCAAATTCCTGATTACTTTATAATTACGGCTCGTATTCCGATGTCCCAGCAAACTATTAAAGACTCTGCGAGTTTCTTGGAGATCTCCCAAATTTCTTGTAATTTTAATAATGCTTCTGGTCTTTTAGCATCAGCAACCCAAAACGATTTGTGGCGTATCTCAGTTGCTAACGGCAGTACTCAATCTTGGGTTGAATTCTCTGGTTTAGCCAATACTACATCTGTAGCTGGTACTGGTACTGGTTTGCTTGTTCCTACAACTGGTTCTATTCTCATCTTAGCTCCAGCTCAAAATCTTTCATTAGCAGATTACCTTTCCAGCGGATCAATTGGGCAATATTTATTCCAATTTAACATTACTCTCAAAAATAACACTCTACTTACATTCCAACCTGAAATTGTTGTGGTCTGCTGTAACTCTGGTGTGTTTACAACTGTTTCTGGTTCTTCAAACATCTACACTGGTCTTTTGACTAAACAAATGGTGTTGGATGCTAAGGAGAAGCGTGATGTCCGACCTGTTGAACAAGCTGTGTACCGTAGAATGATCGGTGGTAAAATGGCTCACGGAATGGCTAGTGCTATTAAAAGAATGCCTTTTATTTCTTCCAAGCATTTAGCTCACGGCGTAGCTAGTGATGCTGGTCTAGTTGGAATGGGGCATTCAGGAGGCAAAATGGGTTCTAGACTCCACAAGTACCTTTAATACCTTTAGAAAAGGTATAACCAAATTTTGATTATATAAATAAAAATATTCACTTATTTATATAATGTCAATTCACGGATTACTTCAAGAACCAGCTTCGTATCCATCTAATTTTATTACACTTCCGTTTACAATTCCATCTCCTCCTTCCTACGGATCTCAAGTTTATCAATCTTCAAGACGTTCTGTTACCTCAACTGGTGGTGTTCCTACAATGACAGCAGGACAAGCTCTACAAGATACAGTTTTTGATTTCTCACCTATAAATATTAATTTAAGTAGAGTTATTATTACACTTCATTTAGACGACGCAACGGATTATCTAGGAGATGCTCCGTTCGGAATGGTTTGCTGGGAATATGGTGCTACCTCAAGTCAAATTATAATTACAACTTTCAACACTGGTTTGATTGATATTACAGATTGGTCTGTTGAATTAATTGCTTTTCCTTTATCTGGATCTACTGCTTTGTTGTCATACGTTAATGATACTAATCAAAATACTCGTTTTTCAGTAGCGAATGGAGCTGTTGCTGCTCCTACTCCTGCCGTAAAATGGACTTTCAATCCCCCTGTTGGTTCAAGTTTTAATGAAAACCAAATTGTAATCGGTGACTCAGGTATTTTATACATTGCCGAAGATAGTGGAAAACTTTTAGCTGTTACTGATAATGGTTCTTCTGCTTCTCTTCTTTGGTCGGTTGATACTGGTTTTACTGGTCTTGTTCCACCAGCATTAGGTAATGGTAATATATTGTATGGAGTTGGAACTAATACGATGAAAGCCGTTTCAAATATAAATACGGCTTCTCCTGCTGTTATCTGGACTGCTAATCTTAATCCGTTATCTGCTCCTTTACCACCATTACTTCAATTTGATCTAAATGGTATTCCAACAATATATGTATCTGGTACTGGTAAGATTTATTCAGTAAAATTTGATGGTTCTATAAATTGGGTTTACTCTCCTGCTGTTTCTGCTGTTACTTATCTAGGGTTAAGTCTAGATGGTTCTGTTATATACGCTACAGCTAGTAATCAGTTATACGCCCTTACAAGTGCTGGTCTTCTAAAATGGTCTTTAACTGTTGGAGCTAATGCTGGTTATCCTACTATTGGTGCTGATGGTACTATTTATTTTGTAAGTGGTGTTACTGTATACGCTGTTACGGATAATGGAGCATTAGGAAGTCTAAAATGGACTGTTAATACAGGGGCTTTATCAGGAAGTTTAGCAAAGGCTTTAGCTATCGGTTCAAATGATGTTATATACACCACCAACATCACTACTACTGGTGCTAACTCTAGAATTTTTGCTATTGTTGATAACGGAGGTTCGGCAACTGTTAAATGGGCTGCTAATACTTTACCTACTAATCCTCCTTCTTTGACTTCTCCTACGGTTGGAAATAATGGATTAATTTATACAACTGGTGACTACGGATATCTTGCCTGTGTTACAGATAATGGAGCTAGTTTTACGGTTAATTGGGGCTATCAGACAGCTCCAGCTGGTTTCTCATCTCCTTGCTCTATCGGAACAAATCAAAGAGTCTATCTCGGAGGCGATCACGATTTAATTATAGCAGTATAAAACTTCATTTAGGAATTATATATATCTATTTATATATAATGTCTATCAAGGATCTAGAACCTCTCCAACCATCATCGCCTTTTTATCCATCTTTTATACCTACTGGTCAATATATTCCAGTTCTTGTAAGTAAAGTAATTCGGAATAATGCTACTGTTTTGGCTATTGGAAGTAGTCAAGTTTTAGTCACTCAAGCAATGGGTTTACCTGTAGGAGCTACTGTTGTTTATTTTACAGTTCAACAAGTCGCTCAAAATGCGGTTAGTTGTCCTACATTTAATCCTTCCATTAAATTTTCTGACGTTAACTACTCATCAGGAACTGGTAATATGACTTGGTATCTTAATGCTATTAATTTAGCGGCAACTAATAGACCTGTCTGCCTTTGTACCGTTTATTATTACTTGTAAGTAAATAAAATATATCTTTATTTATATAATGTCAATTAAGGATTTGTTGTCTAATCAATACCGATATCCTCTTCCTGCTCCTCCTCCTTACTTTACTCACGTCCACAACACTAATTCAATGGTAATTCAAACAGCCAGCCAGTATGTAAATGTTACTGGGATGGTTAATCCAGCAACTTACGGAATTACAAATCCTCTAGTTCAAGTTTCAATGATTTCAACAGGAGTTCAGAATGACGACGTTCAAACTTGCGGATATTCAAATTACGATCCAGTTGCTGGAACTTTAGAAATACTTGTTAATAATGTTACTGATGCTACTACTCGGTTTTTAATTCTTGTAACTCAATCAACAGATGTTTAATTATACTTTTAAAAAGTATAGCAAATCTGAATTAAATATATATATAATTATTTTTTAAAATGTATATATATATTATATGCCGTATAACTTGACGATGGATGTACCTTCTAACAGAGATGTAGTTGACAGATTAAGACAAATGGACGAATGGATTGACTTAAGACCTCAGTACGTAGCTACAAATATTCAGCCTGACCATTTTCCAAATAGAATGTTGGTTGGTGGTTACCAAGACAGAGAATATTTACAAATGGGTACTAATAATCGTAACACTCCTTACAATCATTTTGCTACAATGGCTAACCCTGCTGCTGGTAAATTTACTTTGAAAGGTGCTGTAAAGGCTGTTGGTAAAGTGGCGAAACCTGTTGCTAAATATACTTACGAAGAAATTGTTAAACCTGTAGCAAGAGAAGTAAGAAAGGAAGGAACTAAACAAGCTGTAGGTTTAGCAAAAGAAATGTTGAAAGAAGCTATAATGAGTGCGATGGAAAGTTCAGCAGAAGGAGCTGGAAGAAAACCCAGAGCTAAAAAAGGTGGAAATGTTTATCCAAGTGCTACAGGAGTAAAAGGCTTTCAAAAATGGGCTGGAGCTGAAGGAAATGTTGCTAATGCCAGCAGAGGTGCTGTAAGTATGGATCTTCCTTCTGATAGTATGCCTATTGTACCTTTTGTTTCAAAGCGTGGAAGAGGCAGACCTAAAGGGTGTGGATCTGGTGGTGGATCTGGTGGAAAATTTAATTTAAAGAAAGCATTAAATAAAACTGGTAAATTCTTTAAAGAAGATGTTGCCCCTGTTGCTAAGTCTGTAGGAGTTATTGCTGCTCGTGAAGCGTTACCACTTGCTATTGGTGCTTTAGGACAAGAATTCGGAGTACCAATGCCTGTTGGTATGGCTGTTGGTAAAATGATATCCAAAGGAGCTTTATCTGAGAATGTAACAGGTGTCAAAGGCAGTGGAAGAAAACCAAAAATGATTGCCTGTGGTGCTGGAGATGGCAGAGCTAAACGAGCTGCGATTGTTAAGCAAGTAATGAAAGAGAAAGGTCTTAAAATGATTGAGGCTTCAAAGTACGTCAAAGCTCACGGACTTTATTAGATTTATTTAGAAATTAAATAGTATTATATTTTAAAATGTATGTATATAATATAATATGATCCCCCATTACCAAGAACAATCTTTACAAAGCGAAAATGTTGCGAAAAGTAGAGTAATGAAAAGAGCAAAAAAAGGTTTTGAAAGTGAAGAGCAAAGAGCTATTAAATCAGGACAAGTTATAGATGAACTTAAGAATGCTTATAGAACGATCGTACAAAATTTACAATTACAATTACTTACAATGAACCTTACAAAATCTACAGTAGAAAGTATTATTGCTGCTGTTGATGCTGGTCTGCCTACTCAGATAGGAGAAGATGAGTACATTGAAGGAGATGAAAGTGTAGCTCAAGGAAATTTACATTCTCTTTTGATCGGCAGTTTAGGAAAGCTTGTCACTTTATCCAGTCAACTAAGAATACTTTCTGGTAACTTATCTGACAAAACGAGAGAAACTGGTAGACCTATTGTAGGTTCAGCAGATCTATCCAAAATTAATTCTCTATTCGGTGATGTTGACAGATCTTTCGGAGCTAACTCGGAAACTGGATTTAACAAGGGATTAGGTCAAATGTTAACAGAATTAAGAATTATAGGTGGTGCTGGAGTTCCAGCAGTAGAACGATTAATGGAATTATACTTGAGAAATATGTCTGAAGCTCACGAAATTATTGGAAAACTCCAAAGAAACGAATACGAAACTAATTTTGAAAAAGTAATTATTCCAAGTAGATCTACAGACCCAGTAAGACGTGCTGATATTGCGGCTGGTACTGAAAAACGAGAATTTACTGGAGAAGAATACAGATTATTAGTTCAATTAAGAGATCAAGGATTATTAAGAGGTGATGATTTTACAAGTGTTTACAGCGGTGCTAGAGGTGATGACAGTACTGTATCGTCTGGTGAACTTGAACCAGATGATTACAGCTATAGTTCAAGAGGTTCAAGAAGTTCCAGAAGTTCAAAAAGCTCTGGGATAAAGTTTCGTCCTGCTAGATACGTTCCAAGATACAGCCGACGTGGATATGAAAAAGAAGGTGATAGTGCTAGTAGCGTATTCAGTGATAGTGTTGATGATAGTAGTACTATAGCTTCGTGGGACGGAGATGGTAGTAGTAGTGGAATGTACCCTTTTCCTTATAGAATACCTGATAGTGATGATGACACTCTTTCTAATTATTCAGCCTCTGGATTATATTCTATTCCAGAATCTAAAAGATTTCCATTAAGAATTCACTAATTTTAGTTTGATTGAATAATATTATATATATATATTTATATATAATGTCAAGTGGTGGATCTAAAAGTGAACAAAAAGATTATTTAGTACAATCTGTAGTATTTAAGAAATCTAAATACTCATTAGAAGAAGCGAAAAAATGGTTGAAAGAAAATAAATACAAGGATAAAGGAGTTGACGAAAAAAAATCATTCTGGAGATTTAGACAACTAAACCCAATGACTGTAAAGCTAAAAGGGTTTAGTCACTACATTACTAAACCTTTAGAAACTTCTGGTGTTGAACTTATTATTGTTTACAAAGAAGCTCTCAAAGGATCAGGAAAACTAAATCAGATCAAAAAAGAATTATTTAAGCATTTCAAAGAAGATGAAAAGTTAGAAAAAGAAACAGCAAAAGTTTTAAATGAAGTTGTAAAAGATACTAATGAAATCTCAAAAATATTTTTAGATCACGAGAAATCTGATGACAAACCTCAATCTCAGATTAAAAAAAGTATTTCTAAGCTGTACGGCGGAAAATTAAAAGCTGATGAAATCAAAGGTTTTGTTAATGAAAGTTACGAAAAAAATCCAAAATCTAATCTTGGTGATTGGATTTTAGATACAGAATTATCAAACGATAATGCTAAAGTTTATTATAATCCAAATACAGGTGAGGCTGTTGTAACTCACAGAGGAACTCAAGGTGCTTCTGATTGGGGTAATAATGCGGCTTACGCTCTTGGAGCTTACAAATTTACTGATAGGTACAAACAAGGTAAAAAAGTTCAAGATAAAACGGAAAAGAAATATGGTAAGAAAAATATTTCTACTCTTGGACATTCTCAAGGGGCAATTCTAGCAAGAGAATTAGGTGCTGATACAAAAGAAATTATTAATGTAAATCCAGCTTACAGCTTTGAAAAACCCAAGAAAAATGAATATAATATTCGCTCTGAGAATGATGTGGTCAGCTCAGCTTACGCTCCTGTCGCTAAAGCTAGAGAAGTTTTATTTCCAGAATACGCAAAAAAACACGACATTAAAATTCCAAGTGAAAGTGTTACAGATGTACTCGGAAATCATTCAGCAGATGTTTTGGATAAGCTAGGTGACCAAGAAATAGGAGTAGGAGCAGGTAAAAAATCTAAAATGACAAGACAACAAGCAAAAAAATATTTATCTGGTGGAGTTCTTGATTTAGATCAAGATGTGGCATTCAGATTAAAATATTCATTCAAAGTTGGTGAACTAAGAAAAATGTTAAAAGAATTATCAATTGAAAAAAAAATTGAAATAAATTTTAAGGAAATTAATAAATTAAATAAAGAAGAAATAATCAATATGTTTGTTAAAAACCAATTAATAAATCCCCCAGCATTGCCAACTAGCTTTGCTTTAGCTAAGAAATATAAATTATCTGAATTGAAAAAAGAAGTATTAAAACACGCTGGATTAGGTGAATTCAAGAAAGCAGATATAATTAATTA